CGGCATTAGAATATCAAAAAGCAGTCAATGGTACTGCTAATCTAAGTAAACAAGAAGCAGAACGAGCCAAAGTTCGTCTTGAAACTGAGCGTCAATTAAAAACTGATCTTGCTAACATAGATGCCAAGATCACAGAAGAACAAAACAAAAAAGGTTATGTCAATCAAGCATTGATAACAACCTATGAGCAACAAAAACAATTAATCAAAGAGCAATCTGCTGAGAGTGAGAAACAAAAACTAGCGGCCCTTGCTATCGCAGAAGCAGAAAGAGCAAGAGTAGTAGAGTTACAGAAACAATTAGGTATCATGCAACAACAGAGCGAGAAGTCTGTTGCTATGCAAGATGCAGAATTAGCACGCCAAGTCATCACAGGTCAGATCACAGAGAAGCAGAAATCGCAACAATTAGAACTGATCAAGATACAAGAAGCAGGTGCATTGAAAGAATTGCAGTTGGCACAACAGATCGCGGCTGAAAAAGACGATATCAAGAAAAAAGAATTACAAAATGAATTGGAAAGAGTCAAGGCTGCTACTGATTTTGCCATACAAGAAGAAAGACGTAAACGCTCAGAGCAAAAAGCATTAGAAGAAAGTTATAGCGCAGGTGTTGTTAAAGGATTAGAACAGATCGCTGATCAATTCAAGCCTATCAACATGGCGCAGAAAGCAGTACAAGATACATGGGGCAACATCAGCAATGCTGTAGATTCATTTGTAGAGACAGGTAAATTTAAGTTTAGCGATTTTGCTAGAAGCATCGTTGCTGATCTTGCCAAGATGATAGCAAAAGCATTGATCTTCCGTGCGATATCAGGATTCATGGGCAGTATTGGCATACCATTGCCAGGCTTTGCTGAAGGTGGTAGTCCAGAAGTAGGCAAACCAAGCATCGTTGGTGAGAAAGGTCCTGAATTATTTGTACCTAAGCAAGCAGGTACAGTCATACCTAACAATAAATTGGGTGATGTCATGTCCTCACAGCCAATGCAACAGCAACCTGTAGTAAACAACTATAACTACAATAATAACATCAATGCTGTAGATGCTAAATCTGTAGCGACATTGTTCTATGAAAATAGAAAAGCATTGTTCGGTGCTACAAATCAGGCAAGAAGAGAATTGCCATATGGCGCGGCAGCATAATAGGAAAAAGTCATGGCAGGATTACAAACAATTTTAAACAAATGTAATGCGATCAGCATAGATCGTAGAAAGGTCGCTGGTATACAATTCACAAGAAACGAGATACCAAGAGTAAGTCTCACGCCAACTAAGAATCCATGGCGTTTCACATTAAAGATGCCTGCTAGTTTGCAATATTATCAGAATCGTGATCTGTTAGAAGCATTAGACACCATGGATGTCGTCAGTCCTGAGATCGTGACATTTAGCGACAATGCGTGTTTGAGTTGGATATTCAGATATCAAGGTCAATTGAGTTTGCAACAACGCAATCAAATTACTGTGCAAAGTTTCGTTGGTAATCAATTAATTTTGACTAATCTACCAATCGTACCTAGCACTACAGTAATATTTGAACCAAACGATTTGATACAATTAGGTAACTATCCATACCCATTCACTAGCACTACAAGAGTTACTAGAGGTAATGGTAGCACGATAACTGTGACAACGAACAGACCAAACATATTGACATCAAATGTCGTAGGATTAGGAATCACAGTAGGTAATGCATGTGAGTGGAACATGTTCTGTCCAAACATGCCTACATATACACTAGTACCTGGCGCATATGTTCGTCCTAATGGTACAGTAGTCAATAACGCATTGATAGAATTTAGCGAAGATTTCCAACTTTATGAATATGTAGGTACAGCATGAGTACAAGTATACCAGCAGTTTCAAATAATAAAGCAAATGTCACTAGCGCAGAGTTTGTGCAATTAGTGATCTATAATAATTATTTGCCTACAGACGCAGATGATTTAGATGTGGGTCAAGAATACATCATCAAAACTAGTGGTAATACACCATGGACTAGTTTAGGTGCTAGTAGTAATATCGCAGGTACTGTATTCACAGCAAATGCAAACATAGCAAACACTACAGGTACAGCAGATGAGATAGAATTTTTGACATTCAGTAGTGCATACACTAATGAGATTATAGCAGGTAATGTTTATACGCCATTAGGTGGATTGTTAAGCGTAGGCGCACAACAACGTAGCATCCGTGTTACAGCAGGCGATACAAGCATAGCGATCAGCGGTGTCAGTGGTAACAATATCTATGAATTTCTAGAGAGCCAGGGACAAGTGCGCGGCGGATTGGTCAAGATATATCGTGGATTCTATGATAATAACTATGTGTTGAGCAATGCTTATCTAAGATTCACAGGTATTGTGACTAATTATGGCATCAGTGAAGAGCGTGAAGAACGCCTTGATAATTACACAATAACATTTGACTGTAGCAGTTATAAGACTGTGTTAGAAAACAGAATCGCAGGAAGAAAAACAAACAAGGAAAGTTGGCAGTTCTTTGATAGCACAGATAGTAGCATGAACAATGTCACAAGCCTATCAGGATTCACATTTGATTTCGGTGTCGATCCTAAGTCTAGACAAGTAGTACCAAATCCTAGCGGTGGTAGTGCCGCAGGTAGTAGCGGTGGTATGGTAGGACCTCGAGGCATACAGAGAGATTAATTATGGGTATCTTTAGTAAAATAGGTAAAGCACTTAAAAAAGTTATAGGCGTAGTCGCCGCTGTTGCCGCCGCTGTGTTCATACCAGGCGCAGGTGCATTCATAGGTAAAGCATTATTAGGCGCGGCTATCAGTATAGGTGCTAGCAAACTATTAGCAAAACGCGGTGCAGATGCTCCTGCAGGTGGTGATGCAGGTGGTCGAGTACAATTACCTCCTGCTACAGAAAACAAATTGCCTATAGTATATGGTCAAGCATGGGTCGGTGGTCCTATCACAGACGCAAAGATAAGTCAAGATCAAAAATACATGTGGTATTGTATCGCTTTTGCAGAAAAGACAGATACAGGGTCATATACTTACGATCTTACAAATGGCGTATATTACGATGGCAAATTAGTACAGTTCGGTAGTAATGGTGTAGTCACAGGATTGATCACAAACAATAGCGGATTAGGTACTGCTCAAGTCGATACACGCATGAGTGGTAAGATTTATATTTGGTTATTCAGTAATGGTAGTAGTTCAGGCGTGAACACAGGTGGTCAGACTGCTATACAGATCATGAGCGATAGCAGTACAGGCGGTGGTATATATCCAAGCGAATTGCGTTGGAATGGTTCATTGTACATTAGCAATGGACAAAGCGCAGATATGACTAACACAGCATTCGCAATCGTGCGTGTAGAATATAATCCAGACGCAGGTACTACAGGGCTAGGATCACTACAAGTCAAGTTAACTAACAACATGGGCGCAACTAATGGCGCAAGACCAGGTGATGTGATACTTGATTATCTACAGAATGAAAGATATGGTTGTGCTATTCCATTGAGTCAAATCGACACAGGAAGTCTCACAGCATTGAATGCATATAGCAATCAACAGATAACTTACATCGATGTCAATGGTAGTCCGCAAGTACAGAATTATAGATATCGAATCAATGGCGCAGTAAACACAGCGGCAACATGCTTGAACAATTTGCAGACCATGGTCGATAGTTGCGACAGTTGGTTGCAATACAGCGAAGCGACAGGTAAGTGGCGTGTTGTCATGAACGCACCATTCGTAGGTCCAGAAAGTCAATTGTTCTTAGCAGATAGCAACAATATCATTGGTGGCGTACAGATCAATCCTGTCGATCTCAATGAAACATACAATCAAGTAGAAGTCGCATATCCAAACAATAACATCAAGGATCAGACAGATTATCAAGTCATCGATTTAACAAATCCTGCAAATTGGAGCAATCAAAACTTTGATGACATATTGAGTCCTAACGAAGCGACTAATAGATTAAACATCAGTCTACCATTAATCAATAATGCTGTCACAGCAAAATATTTGGCAGCAAGAAGACTATTACAGAGCCGCGAAGATATCGTTATAAGTTGTCAATTAGATTATTCAGGTATACAGATAGAAGCAGGTGATGTCATTCGTGTAGGTCAACCTGACTATGGTTGGGGACCTATCAGCACAAATCCGAACAATCCATACAAATTGTTCCGTGTCAGCAATGTAAGCGAACAGACCACAGACGACAATAGTTTAGTCGCTAACATAGAAGCATTCGAATACAATGCAACAGTTTATGCTGATAATGCTATCACAGATTTCGTACCTGCTGACAATACAGGTTTGACTGATCCTAATGTTATCAGCAAACCATGTCCTCCATTGGTGACGACACTAGATGACATTGCTACACCGGTTATTGATGCATTTAAAGTCGAGACTTGCGTGCCTGATCAAGGTACAGTATTGTACATGGATTTCAACTATGGTACAGATAGTAATGTGCAGACGCATCAATTATATCGCACGATACAAAGCGCAGGTGGCATACCATTCACAAATAGTGACAGCGCAAATGCATATTTTAACACGATATCTATAACTGTCAATGATCTAACAGCCAACACATACTATTGGAGTGCTACTGCACGAAATGACACAGCAGGTCGTTATAGTGATGGTAGCGCATCATATACATGGGGAGGCGCAAGCATACAGCCCTACAATCCTGACACTACAAGAGGTGGATTGCCAGGCACAAGTTATAGACCAAACAGTATTCCTGCTAGTGCAATCGCAGGTGGTGGTGCCGGCGCCATTTCAGTACAGTACGTAGGAAATAATGTAGTAGCACCTGCTTCAACAATAAATTTTCGCGGGGGCGTAGTAGCAACAGTTGGATCAAATGCATCTACAGCAAATGTAACATTTGCAGGTATAACTGAATATCCATATGGTACATATAATTATAGTATAGGTGATCCCCCTGCTAATATTGTAACCACTCCTGTAAATGTTAATACATTTGGAATTGATTATAGAAGTGCTAATTTTGATATTCCGAAATATATAGAAGGCAATAATCCAGGTGCAAATTATATATGGCCATGGTATCAAGGCACTAGCGATACTGCTAATGGATATGTTGCAAATAGTACAGGATCATTTACTCCTGCTACTGCCGCTGTTTTCAACATTGAAAATGGTGATAATGGATATTATATTTTAGATGTTAGTGACTATACATATTTCGGAAATGCAGGAATTACTGCACCCAGTGTGCAGATATTAGGAGAATATTGTTTTGTTGCTAATGTTGACGCAACAATACAATTAGTGAAATGGGGCAGTAATATTGCTAGTCCAAATAATATACAAGGAGTCACGACCAATTTTAGTCAAGTTGATTTAGTAGCAAATGTGCCTCAACAAATTAGATTTTATGATAGTCTTATAGGTGCTACTGATATCTCAGGTATATTGATAAGAAACATAACACCAAATAGCAATGTTACAGCAGTAACTGGGACATTTTTAGTATCTGCTAATATCCCGCCTCCTACTGTACTATAACATGCTAACGAATAAATAATATATATAGGAAACAAGAATATGAGTTTACTACTAAACGGCGCAAAAACGATGACAATAGCAGGCACAGAGATGCAATGCCTGGAAATCTATACCGGAGAAGCATATACTTTTCCTATATCGTTTACTGACGCAAACGGCAATCCTGCTAACGCATTAGTACCAAATGCATGGGCATTATCACCCACAGCAAAGTTTTATGAAGTATCCGATGTAACTTATGTCGATGATAATAATGTGATACTAGGCAATTTGACATTAGCGACTCAACCCGCGGCTAACGCATATACATTAGTCGCAAATTGGACTAATGCTCAGATAGGAACAGCATATCTATATGTTGGTAATAACATCACAAATAGTGGTAATAGTACACCTAATGTATCATTAGCAAATACTGCCGCACCAAGCACATTGGTAATAGTGACATTACAAGTCAGCAAACAAAGCACTGCAAATGCAAGTTTAGCAGACATAAACAAAGAGCCACTAGGCTTCATCGTAAGGTATCAATAATATGGCTGAGATAATTGTCGATCAGACTGATCTAAACATTACTATAACACCTAACACTACACAATTGAATGTGTTTGCAGGTGGATACGCCTGTGCGCAAGGTAACACTACTGAATTTCAGTACAACAATGGTGGTGTATTAGCAGGCGCAAATGGATTGACATACAATAGTGGTTCACAGACCACTACAGCCGCAAATCTAACAGTAACTAATGATACTAATCTAGGCGCTGTAGGTAATGTCACTATCACAGGTGGCAATGTCAATCAATTTTTACAGACCGATGGCGCGGGTGGATTAAGTTTTGCTGATGTCGCAAACGCAAACTATGCGAATTTTGCAGGCACAGTATTAACAAACGCACAACCAAATATCACAAGTGTAGGTACACTTAGCAATCTAACTGTGTCAGGAAATGTCACAGCAAACTATTTCTTAGGTAATGGTAGTCAACTGACTGGATTAGCACCTGGCGATAGTATCAGCAATGGTACAAGTAATGTCAGAGTGTTATCTGCCAATGGTGCAGTAGCGATTGGTGTCAATGGTAACGCTAATATCTTAGTAGCAAACAGCACAGGTATCACAGTCAATAGAGCGAACCTAGGTAGTGTAGCAAATTTAAATATCACAGGTGGTAATAACGGATTCGTATTACAAACTGATGGTACAGGTAATCTTACTTGGACTGCAATGACAGGTAACGCAGGTAACGGTACTGTAGGTGGTTCAAATACACAAGTTCAATATAATGATGGTGGCGCATTCGCAGGAAGCGCAGGATTCACATTCAATAAAGCAAGCAATCTGTTATCAGCACCAGGTGGCATAACTGCTGTTGGTAATGTTCAAGGCGCATATCTTAAAGGCGATGGTAGTCTCATAAGCAATATACCAGGTGGTACATCAGTAGCAAATGGTAATAGTAGTATTGCTATAACTGCTAGCAGTGGTAATGCGGTAGTAACGATTAATAATACTGCTACTACAACGTTCACTAATAGCGCAATCAATGTATCAGTTGCTATTAATAGTACAGTAGCAAATGGCACAGCACCTTTAACAGTCAATAGTCAAACAAAAGTAGCAAATCTAAACGCAGATTTACTAGATGGATACAATACTGCTACAGCCAATACTGCAAACACTATAGCATTGCGTGATACTAGTGGTAATGTCTCCGCAAATTATTTTATAGGTAATGGTGCGTTTTTAACAGGTATCGATACTGCTGGAATCAGTAATGGAAACAGCAATGTTAAAGTATTCTCTAATTCTAATGTTGCAATTAGCGTAGCAGGAAATGCTAATGTATTAGTCACTACAGGTACAGGGGTCAATGTCGCAGGTACATTAAACGCCACAGGTAATGCTAATGTAGGAAATCTAGGTGCAACAAATATCGTAGGCACAATAGCAACAGCAAGCCAACCTAGCATCACATCATTAGGTACATTGACAGGACTAGGTGTTAACGGTAACATTACTGCTGCCAACATTACAGCAAACACAGGCATATTCTCAGGTAATGGTAGTGGTTTGACAAATTTAACAGGCGCTAATGTTACTGGCACAGTAGCAAACGCAACTTATGCAATTAGCGCAGGTAGTGCAAATACCGCGGGTACAGTAACTAATGCGGCTCAACCTAATATCACTAGCGTAGGTACCTTAAGTTCATTAGCAGTAACAGCAAACATTACTGCGGGTAATGTTTATGCTAATAGTGGAACTGTAAGAGGAAGCCTGTTAACAGGTACATTGACAACTAATGCACAACCAAACATCACATCAGTTGGAACATTATCAACTTTATCCACAACAGGAAATGCCAATATTGGTAATAATTTAACTGTTACCGGTAATTTAACTGTGCTAGGTAATTTTATTGCTGATTCATTATCAAATGGGTCAAGTAATGTTAGCATTGCTGTAGCAAACGGCAATGTTACTACATCTGTAGGTGGTACTTCTAATGTTCTTGTTGTAACAAGTACAGGTGCAAATATAGCAGGAACTTTACGAGCAACTGGTAATGCTAACGTAGGTAATATAAGTGCTACAACTGCTATAGTTACTACAGGCAATATAACAAATGTCAATAGTACGACTGCAAATTTGACTACTATTAACAGCCAATTATTGCAATCAAGTTCAAGTGGTAATGTAAAAATAAATTTAAGTGATTTTTTCAAAAGTCTTGATATAAATTGTAATAACGCTACATTTTCTCAAATTTACATTACTGAACTTTTAACTACTATAAGAACTAATGCGACAATACAAGGTAATGCTAATGTCACTAATTTAAATGCTACAGCAGGAGTAGTAGCAAGTACATTAACATCAAATGTGGCTACAGGCACAGCACCATTAACAGTAGCAAGCACAACTAGAGTAGCAAATTTAAATGTAGCACAAGCCAATGTTAGTGATTTTATTACTGTGGCCGCGGGCACAGGCAATAATTTTCTTATATTTGCAAACGCGGCAACTGGTAATGTAGCAGAAGTAACAAGTACAGGTATTTTTGCCAACTTATCAAATAATTCTATAACAGCAACAACATTCATTGGTGATTTGAGTGGAAATGCAACTTCAGCAACAAGTGCAACTACAGCAGGTACAGTAACTACAAATGCTCAACCTAATATTACTAGTGTAGGTACTCTAACAAGCCTAAGTGTCACAGGTAATATTTCCGGTGGTAATGCAAACCTAGGTAACTCAGTTGTTGCTAATTACTTTACTGGTAATTTCTATGGTACTGCTAACGCCGCAACAACTGCTGGCACGGTAACAACTGGCGCTCAACCCAATATTACTAGTTTTGGTAATTTAACTACTTTAGTGTTAGCAAATGGTAATGTGATATTAGGTAGTGGTGCAAACAGTGGTACATCACCAACTGGAGTAATTGCATTAGGTCAAGAGGCTAAAGGTTTTGGTAGCACAGCAGGTAATTCTTTTACAATTGCAATTGGTTATAGAGCAGGATACGTTGGCCAAGCAACACGCGGTATAGCGATAGGTCAATACGCAGGTTCTGGAAACGCAGGTGGTATAGCAAATACCGCTAACTATCAAGGACAAAATGCGATCGCTATAGGACATTACACTGGATATAATTCACAAAGTGAAGATGCAATTGCTATAGGAAGATTCGCCGGAGCAAATGCACAAGGAACATATAGTGTTGCTATAGGCGTGGGAGCAGGTGCAAATGCACAAGCAAATAACAGTATTGTGCTTAATGCTACTGGCGCAAATTTAAATGCTAATACTGCTAATGCATTGTTCATAAAACCTGTGAGAACAGTAAACAGTACAGCAGGCTTAAATCAACTTTACTATGATAGCACTACAGGTGAGATTGTAGTTTATGTACCATAATAAATAAGATATAACACGCAACATTGCGAGGTAGTAGTGTTGCGTCAATAATGCGAGGAAGCAGAGATGGCAAAATTCAGTCAAAACACGCTCAATCAAGTGGGCGGATTCGATGGACAAGTATTAGCACAAGAACTTGTCTATAACCAGAAAGATTTCTGGAACTTAGCATGGAGTAACATCACAAGTTACCCAAGCGGTTGGCAGACGGGAACTACCCCGATCAACTTAACAGGTGCAACGATTGATGCGACAATCATTCGCAGAGCCATCACTAACTTCCGTGACAGCAGATCAGGATACGACTTTCAGATACGTGATTATCCACTGATCAGTCAGATCACTACAATCACACAAACGACTACAGGCACAAACATATTGACTTGTGATTCAACAAGTGAATTGTTCATTGGTATGCCTGTACAGTTCAAAGGAACTGTGTTTGGTGGCGTAGCAATCAACACAACATATTATGTAAAAGAAGTCATCACAGCGACTACATTCACGATCAGTGACACTCGCGGAGCCTCGCCAACGTATACTCCAGGCACTGTATTTGCATTAACTACAGCAAGTGGTTCTATGACGATGAATCGCATAGAAGCACTACCCATAACATTGAGCATTACTAATCGTGACAATAGTGCTGGTACTTTCACGATGGTCATCGATGAAGAAACATGGGCTACTATAGGCAGAGATAGTTTGCAAGTCACATACTCAGGACTTCCTGGTGACCCTGATCTAGGAATCAATGCTACAGATCCAGCATGTTTCACAGGCAGAATCAAGATCAGTTTTCCCGCGAGTGGCACTACCCCTGCTTATGATGAGAGCATATTCTTATTGTTCTTAGTCGCAAGCGATGGCGTTTATAACTAAGGAGTCAATGACATGGCAAATCAAGTAAATGTTAATGGCTCAGGTGTCGTACAAGTAAACATTGAACCCACACCAAACGTAGTAGTACAAGTAGATCGTGCGATTGTCCCGCAAGGACCGCAAGGTGCTACCGGACCACAAGGTCCTGCAGGAGCAACTGGTCCACAAGGAGCAACTGGCGCTAGTGGTATACAAGGCGCAACAGGAGAAACTGGAGCAACAGGTCAAACTGGAGCGACTGGTCCACAAGGCGCAACTGGTAGTACAGGACCTCAAGGTAGCACAGGACCTGTTGGTGCTACAGGACCAGAAGGTAGTACAGGCGCTACTGGACCTCAAGGTAGCACAGGACCTGTTGGTGCGACTGGACCTCAAGGTGCGACAGGAGATGTTGGATCAACTGGTGCTACAGGATTAACTGGAAGCACAGGACCTGTTGGTGCGACAGGAAGCACAGGACCAGTAGGTAGTACAGGTAGCACAGGTGCTACAGGCGTACCAGGACCAACTGGAGCGACTGGACCTCAAGGGTACAGTTCAAGCGCATTCGATTATAGAATCAATGCAACTAGTCAAACACCTCCACCAGGTAGTGGTTTCTTACAATATGACAATAGTACACAAACAAGTAGTACCAATTTATATGTTAGCCATCTAACTAATGGTGGTGTAGACATTGATATTTTCTTAGCATTGTTACAAGCGACAGAAGTTCTAACAATACAAGATAGTGGTAACAGCGCAAACTTTCAAAAGTGGACAATCAGTGGTACACCAACTAATGATACCATCAATATGTATTGGACTATTCCAGTAACTATATTATCAAGCGGTGGTACAGGTGCAAGCAACTTTGCTAATAATTTAAATATTATTGTAGCATTGACTAATGGTGTCACTGGTGCTACAGGATTGACTGGAAGTACAGGTGCTACAGGCATACAAGGACCTGTAGGTGCGACTGGTGCTGTTGGTAGCACAGGTCCAGAAGGCGCGACAGGAAGCACAGGACCAGTAGGTAGTACAGGACCAATTGGTGCTACTGGATTGACAGGAGCAACTGGAGATGTTGGTCCAACAGGTGCAACGGGACTTACAGGTGCAACGGGACTTACAGGTGCAACTGGAGATATAGGACCTACTGGTGCGACTGGCGTAGTAGGCCCAACAGGTCCACAAGGTGCTACAGGAGACACTGGCGCCACAGGCTTGACTGGCGCTACTGGTCTTACTGGAGCAACAGGACTGACAGGTGCTACAGGTGATATAGGACCTACAGGTCCACAAGGTAGTACTGGTCCTATAGGCCCTGATGGTGCAACAGGAGCAACAGGCGTTGTTGGACCAATTGGTGCGACTGGTGCGACTGGATTAACAGGTGCCACAGGCCCTGCATTGAGTACTGCTACTACTATCGATATCGTTAGCGAAGGTAACAGCAGTTCAGAATTTAATTTAGTTTTTGCTAATACATTGAGTAATGCTACATTATATGTAGATGATTTTGGTAATAGTATCACAGTAGTACCAAGCACCGGTACAATCAAGTCACAATTCATCGATGTTGATGCTGTAGTTAATGGCGGTGGCGAAGAGATGAAGTTAGACTTTGCTACTGACACCATACAATTCAATGTCACTGGTAAGACTAATGCCATGGTCATCAGCAATACATTAGTCAGTACAAATAATTTTACTGCTAGCGGTAATCTGCGCACAAGTGCTAATTGCATCGTATTAGGTAGTAATGCGTCACCAAACGCTAATGCAAATTTATTTGGAGTATTCATAGGTTTGAATGCAGGTGCTAATATTTTAAATGCTGGTAATGTGATCAAGATTGGTGGCAACGCAGGTTTCAATAGCGGTAACGGTAATGCAATGGCGATAGGTTTTAATGCTGGCTATGATCAAGCAGGCCAAGGCTCAATCGCTATTGGTAACAACGCAGGTTATGCTAATATAGGTGCACAAAGCATCGCTATTGGTCGTAACGCGGCTGCAAATAGTAATGTCACAAATAGTTCTAACAACATCAGCATAGGTAGTTTTTCGCATCATGTCATGCAAGCAAACACTAGTGGTGCTATTGCAATAGGTCGCAATGCAGGTAACAATCCAGGTAATAACTCTATCATCATAGGTTCATACCTAGGTAATGCTTCATCTGCCAATGCTCTAGGTGTAGGTGCTATCGCTATCGGTGCAAACGCTGTATCAAATAATACACCTGCAAGTTCAATTGTATTGAATGCAACTGGTATTGGTTTTGTACCGCCTAATGCTAGTGCATTGTACATTGATCCAATCAGACAAGCAAACACTGCTAATTTATTGTATTATGATACAACAACTAAAGAAGTCAGTTATGGACTATTGACTACTTTTGCTAACTTGACTGGCGATACTATCAATTGTAATGCTATCACTACAAAAAGCGTCATCAGCAATTATGCACCAAATGTCAAATTGAATTTCTTTGGAAATACTGCATATTTTACTGATGAACTTGACAATACAGTATTACAAATTAGTAATTCTGGTCCATTGACTAATCAAACATACAGTGTTACTAAAGATATCACTGCTAGCATATTACCACAAGCATTCTATAGCACAGCATACAATAACGCCAATGTGCAGACTGCACAGATCAGCAGTTATAGATTGCGCGGTAATGTAGGTAATGCGTTACCTGTGCAAGCAGGCGATTATGTTATGCATATGCCTATTCTCGCATATATTGATAGTGGCAATAGTTTTGCTAAAGTTGCTGATCTAAGAGTTGATATAGAAGATACAGATCAAGCAGGTACTTACAGTGGTCGTCAGATCAATGATGTGCGCGGCGCCAACAGTAAGATTGTTAATAGTGCAAATCAAACAATATTCACATTAGACAACACTACATATGTTGCAAATGCTACTGTCTATGGTAATGGTGATGCATCATTTAAAAATGCCAACTTAGGTAATCTTGCGATTGCAAACTATTTTAGTGGTGATGGTAGTAACTTAAGCAACATAACTGCTGCCAATATCACAGGTACAGTTGCAAACGCAAATTATGCCGCAAATGCAAACTATGCCGCATATGCAAACTATGCTGATTATGCAGGCAATGTTGAAAGTAGCAATGTTAATAATGTAGCAAGCAATACACAAATATTGTATAGCAATAGTGGTAAGATCGAAGGTAGCAATGCGTTCATATTCAACAATACATCAAATTCTGTTACTCTTGATGGAACATTGACATTCACTAGCAACAATGCTATCGACATACAAGGATTGGTTGATGGTAATGCTAATAATAGACGCAATATAAGCATTTTTGGTGGTAACCTTAATAACCCAAATACTATATCTAATCAATTTGCCGGTGGATTAACATTCCAAAGTGGTAATGCGCTTAATAGCAACAGCAGTAATGTTTGGATCGCTAGAGGCGGACTAGTAAGTATTGCTGGTGGATTAGGTAATAGTGCCAATGGTAATGCTAGTGGTGGTGCTATCAGCATAATCTCTGGTAACGCAGTCACAACAAGCAATGGATTTGCTACTAGCGGTGGATTAACAATCGTTACTGGTACCGCAAATGCCGCAAGCAATAATAGCGTATCAGGCGCTATAACATTAGGTGTCAATACTGCTAATAATACTAATGGTAATGCTACTACTGGTAGTATTTCTGCATCAATATTAAGTGCTAATTCAACTAATGGTAATGCAACAACTGGTTCTATTAGTTTCACTTCAAGTGTAGCAAACGCAACTAATGGTAATGCTACTGGTGGTAGTGTAACATTTAGATCAGGCGGTGGTGCTAGTAATAGTGGTACTGCAACATCAGGAAGTATAAATTTCCAAGTTGGTAATGCTGTTGGTGTGAGTAACACTCGTGGTAGTATCAATATCGGTAGCCAAGCGGCAAACGCAATAATTGGTGTTCCGGCTGCGATCAATATTGGTCAAGCAAATGTACCGATCAATATGAATGGTGTGATCAATTTAACCACACCATCAACTGCTACAACTGGTCCATTAAGTATCGTCACCAACACTAATGGTGGTGGTATAACTTATGGTCTTTATACCGATACTAGCGTTGTTCAAGTTTTAGGTTTTTATAGGGCAAGAGGAAGCAGTTCAGCGCCAACTGCTGTCAGTACAAATGATACTATTGCTACACAGATTTATAACGTATATGGTGATTCAGGTAACACCAACGTAGGCGCGGCATATTGGGAACTTAAGGTAGGCCAGAACCTAGGCAATGGTTTGGTATCTATGGTCAATACTGAGCAAGCCACTGGTGACTATGCAAATAGTTTTAAGAATATCAATTACGGTGCAATCGGTTTAAATGGTGCAATATCAAGTAATGGTAGTTTTATTACGACTGGTAACGTTACAGGTAACAACAGTACTTTCAATAGTCTCAATATCAACAGCGGCAACGCTACGATTGCTAGCAATGGTGTCATCAGTGGTGCTCGTCTTGCTACATTAAACGATAATGGATCTACAGGTGATAGATCAATATTGATACAGAACTATAACAATAGCAATATTCAAATACAGCCTATGCATTTCTTCCGCGCAAGAGGCAATGCAACAAATCCACAGACTGTGCAAGCAGGTGATGATGTATTAGAAATCAGTTCATATGCATATGCTAATGGTACTCCAGTACTGGTAGCAGGTTATACTACTGATATTAAAAACATCAGTGGTAACACGATTGATACATTGACAGTATTCAATGGTCCTCCTGGCAACGTCACTACATGGGGCAATAGTGAGTTCCGTATAGAATATGGTACTGCTAATATCGCTAATGGCGCAGTTGTTATGAACAGCGGTGGTAACATCACAGCAACAGGCAGATTAGATTATTTGCGTACATTTGGAAGTTTCACAAGCAATGTCACACAGACTAGCGCAGGTGCAAACACAGTCAATTACATGACATTCAACAATACTGAAGATGCTAATGGCGTCAGTATTGTAAGCAATAGTCAAGTTACAGTGGCAAGAACAGGTCGTTATAACCTACAATTCAGTGCGCAAGTAACACATGATACCAATGCTACAGCGAATATCGAGATATGGTTGACTAAGAATGGTAATGCAGTTGCTAACACAAATAGCAGATTGACATTACAAAAAGATCAGCCAACTGTAGCCGCATGGAACTTTTTAGACAATGTAAGTAGTGCAAACACATATTATCAACTTGCATGGGCTAGCCCAGATGTTAATATGGAATTGTTAGCATATGATGCAGCCAACACTGTAGCAAACGTAGCGATACCAAGTGTAATATTAACAGTGACACCAGTCGGTGCATAAGGAAAAATGAACATGCTAGAAACATTGATGGCTTTTATTAAATCATTACCAAGTTGGCTTGGTGCAGTTGCAGAAGTGTTGGTAGTAGCCATCATATTCATGACTGCGGTAACATTCCTCGCAGGAATTTGGTGTGGACTACGCATCATTGGAAAGAGGGCAAATAGTATACAAGAGATACAATTCTTTCCACCAAGGATCATTTTTAAAGAAAATGATATGATTGTAACTGACTTTATTGATAGTAAGACTAAATAATTTTGTAGGGTGAGCGACACATGCCTAATGTGTTATATCTTGAGTGCGCTTATTCAAAAGACTAGCCATAGTCTATTCCGTTAACGCTCACCCTACATCTTACATAGAAGTGCCCACTTTCGTGCGATCTGTGGGCAGAGATCATTTAGCCTTGCAACAGTTTTGAGAGTTCTCCTTATTTTAAAATAAGAGACTTGGGGCTAATAAGCACGACCTGAATTAGTACCACGATTCGTGCGCCTTCGTGGTCAGAGATTACAAATGATCAGCGGGGAGTATTGGAACATTGCTGAGATGTTTGCCGATCAGATACACTATACTTTTATTTAGTTATCAAGGACAGGTATAAATTTTTCCTGTACTATGATCTTGCCAAAAACCTGCACGGTTATTGTCGCATTTTGATTTTTGGTTGCTCTTACCAACTGCACCTGCGATTGCACCTACAACAATGATCATGCCAATAGTTTTTACCATGTCATCAGATTTAGTACTCTGACCATTCACAGTATCGATTGTAGCACAACCTGACAGATACAGGACACTTGTCAGTAATGCAATATTACGCATTGTAGTAGTCATCTTGCTCCTCCCACTGACGCATGAGCATATCGTTCTCTGCATTGAGTTCGTCATCGATCTCTTTTTGCATGAGTTCGCAATATTCTTTCCATTGATCGTAAGTCATTATTTGATCAACTCCAAATAAGTGTATACACCTTGCTCTTTCAATGATTCATACTTTGCTTTCCAAATAGCAAGATTTTCTTTAGTATTCTTGATCTGTGTGCGATAGAAGTTAGGATTGTACACATTGTAGTTCATAGGATTGACACCATGAGGATACTTGACAGTATCAGTCTCGGCAATCTTGAATTGCTTGTTAAGATAAGTCAAGCGACGGCGATATTGATTCAATTGAAAAGTCAACTTCTTGACAAACGCAAGTGTGATTGCTGCCTCAGTAGCAGGACCTGACAGAAAATCTTCACAAATAATTTTGCGAGTCTTTTTGTCAGTAAATTGATCACGCATAGTGCGATCATCAAAACGATGAAAGAAGTTATAAACTTCCCAACGATTACCGTAGCCCTTGGGCTCACGATTAGCAAACACAAAGTCAGTACGCACATGTTGATTGTGAGTCCCATAGTTGTTCATATAAATGAACTTGTAAGTCTTAGTCAAATTTTTCATAAATCACCTCAGCAGTTAAGTAGCAAAATCACTACAGTACATATAATAGCAAAACACAATATCGATGTCAAGCATTTATTCTCGATTTTTTACCCAAAATCTGTTGTATTTTTGCAACAAAAAATGCTCGTAAAAAAGTCTAATAAAATCAACAACTTACAGAGCCTCAGAAAAAACTCCAATAAAATCAATAACTTACAGAATGCACTATAATAGTGCATAATTATGCACTAAAATTGTGCAAAATGCACTAAAATAGTGCATTTTTACTGTTGCGAAAATACAACGAAAAAAGTTGCAAAAAACACTTGACATTGTGTTGACATAGTAGTAATATATGTATTGTAGCGATTTTGCTATGACATTGCTGAGAGAGTATATTATGACAATTTATAGTAAAAAGCATTTGCGTTTTCGTAATGCTGTAACTGAGACTATGCGCAATATTGCGCAAACTGCTGTGTATGTGTATGATGACGAAATCAAACGACAGCGATATATTGAAGATGCTGTTGATGTAGCATTCACAACAATATTGACTTGCTTTGATGATGAAATGTATTCAACATTGACTGATACTATGTGTCGGCGTTATGCTAAAAGCGACATTCACGATGTAACTGAAGAATGTATCATTGAACGCACTACTGCAAAAGAAAACAATACAAAGTTTGATATTAGTCAATATATCATTGACAATCTTGATGCTGATAGTGTACTTGAAGACATTGAAGAAATGTGCGAAGACGAATAAGAATCATTCTCATCTAGGTGTCAGTACTGTACAAAAATACAGTATTGACATCTAGATCGATTTTTGTTAATATATTAACAATATAGCGATTTTGCTATGCATTTGACTGAGGTGATTTATGACTAATTTAGATGTTGTTGACTTGCGTGATGAAATTGAATCTTTTTATGAAAGATCAGATGAACTTATTATCGGTGAGTCATTGATTGACAAAGTGTCCTACGAACTATTCTACATACCTGCTAAAGAAGAGTGGTTGATGATCAGATATGCAAACGATGGACAGCATGGTGGTGAATATGTTGGATTCGCAAGTTTGCGTGATCATTTAGACGATATCGAAGATGATCTAATCATTGAAACTTACAATAGTTTAGAAAACTAATTACAAAATGAAAGATGCATCATTGCGTCTTTCATTTAACCTCAAATGCGAATGATTCTTATTCGCAATTAAAACGAAAACGGGTAAATTACTTTTTTTAAACTATTGACATTAATGATAAATACATATAGAATAGATTATGTAGAACTATGTCTACATGACTTAACTTATATAGGAGCGTTATATGTCAGAAAAATTGTTTGATTGTTATTTTATAGCAACAGATAGCAACAACGTAACAAAAGTTCGTTTTGCTAATGATCACGATAAGAGAATGCAAGTATTATTGCGTGACAAGTTTATTATCTTATCAAGTGACAAGTTTGAATCAAAGATGAGTAAAGAAGAAATTCTTGACGAAATCAATGAGAATGATTTGAGTGAGGTAGAATTCGAAGCATACAGACAAGCACGAAAAGTCTTGAACAAAAACAAGACAAGTGCAGAAGATGTACTGAATGCGATTCGTGATCGTGCTAGAATAACACAGCAAGATCAAGTATCAGTCTAAGACATCATAGATAGAGTGTGTAATAGCACTCTATCTATTTTTTTACGAAGTGTCCTCAGATGACACTTTTTGTCATATCTATAGGAAACACATATGAATATTGAGAAAACATTAAATCAAATCGCAGAAGACACAGGTATACACTTTCACAGTTTCGAACAAGATAACGATGTGATCATTGCCAAGTCACACTTTTTTGATTTTCGTTTTGGACCTACCAATCTAGAAATTATAAACAGTCATATTCTCCCAGGTCCAAGACTAAAAAATTATTTAGAGGGAGTTTTACCGTTCACTATTGACTATATCGTAGATAATTATTATGATATACTTGTCGAAGTGATGACTGAGATATATGAAAATTGTGTAACACTTGAGATTCGTGATAACGATGATGAAGAGGAGTAACAAATGAAAGTTTGGAATAATGTTTTGTTTCCAACATTGAATCATAACACGATGTTAACGAATTATGATGTGATGTTAAAGAAAGACGAGATCAAGTTAATAGATGATTATGTCATTCAAAACAATTTACCAGAGATGAATTTTGTAGTTTTTCGCAATGTAGTCTGTAACGTACTACCAAACAGTAGAGCAGAACAGATTTGCGGTGAGTTCTACCACGATGACTGTGGTCTGAGCAACTATAAAAAATATTTGTCATTCAATATATGATAAATAAACATGTATTCTCTAAGAGTACATTATGACGCTCCTGGGCCAAGTTGTTTAGCGCGGCTTGGCCCATCTTTTCGCTAAAAAGAAGTGAGCAATAATAAATGAACAGGAGCAGTTATGGAACAAATTAGTTTTCGTGAGAAAATATCAGCATTGAGAGAAGAGTTCATCAATGATAGATATAATCATTATCGAACAGAAGATTTTTGGTATGTCATGGACAGCATTAGTGATGAACTTATTTTAAAATGGTCACTAGTAGCGGCACACATAAAGACACCTATAGGTGAGCCCTGGATACCAGACGAATATTTAAAATTATGTAACATACTTACATATATGAAGCACAGAGATCCAATGACAGAAATGCCATGGACCAAGTCACAAAAAAGATTTTGCACATTCATGATCATCAAATTTTGGGATGAGATTGAGATGGATTACTTTTTCTAAAATGTATTTTACAATATATAATATTAATTGATCAATGCGTTCCTTGCTACGCTGAAAGCATGAAAACTCCGTTCTGATGTGTGACGGTATGTTAGTGAAGATCAACACTATATCATGAGACTACCCCAATAGGGATGCCTTAAATGAATCTTGAATCAAGAAAACATTTCTCATGACGTAATGGTAAGAATGCGACAGGTCATAGTAACAAGGGTAGAGGGCCTGTACTAGACATAGACAATCACCAACAACGGTCTATGTTATTAGTGAATACGATAGCAGCCTGCGATTGCAGGTGCGTGAGATATAGTCAATCCGCGACGGTAAATGCTAAGAGTTGGAACCTGTAAACCTCAGTGACAGTACTGGTATGGGCGTAGATTCTTATATCTACCCCTATACCCTAGTGACAATATCTAGTAAGACCTGATCTGATATATAAATGACACCTAAATAAGGGGCACGAACAGAAATGAAATTTCTGTGAAGTGCATGTGTCCGTAGGACACTGAACTATACAGAATATATCCTAGCAGGATGTAACATATAACTAAGATATGCCTGAAAAGAAAAAACTAACTAAAAAAGAACTAGAAACACTACGACTTAGGAAGTTATGGCGTAGTACGGGTTATCACAAATACATGCCTTTTGGTGGATTCCGTAAATTGGCAAGTAGACGAAAAGACATCAATGATAAGTAAGTCATGCCAAGAAATGTTAAACCATATACAGAAGAACGAAAACTAAAATGTCAATTAGGTGGTGTCAATAGCACTAACAAAGCCCAACTAAAAAAGATAGAAAAATTAGTTATCACAGAAGAACTAGAACAGGTACCACTCAGCGAGATATATGTGTACCTCAATAAGAAATGGCAATTCAAGGGCATGAATTGCAGGTTATGTAATACATTGTTGACTGATTCCAGGGTTGTAGATAAACATCGCTATATCTGCACCGTATACAAGCAAAAATTGAAGCAAGAAGGTCTAGACTAAATACTTTAATGAATCAATTACTAGACGCCAACAAAACAATCGATATATTAAAATTACGCTTTTACAATGAATGGTTGTATGCCAATCATGTCTATGATGAAGGTGATAGCGGCTTTCATAAAGAACTCACTACAAAGGTAGTCAGTGACTATGTAGACAAATTAAAGTTACCATTGTCAAGCAAGATACTAGACTTAGGTTGTGGTCCAGGATATTTCCTAGACGAGATGAAGAGTCGAGGATACACAGATGTCACAGGAGTCACATTAAGTCCAGGCGACATACAACTTTGCACTAGCAAGGGTCATACTGTCAAGCAATATGATCTAAGTTTCTTGCCACAAAGTGATGGTTATCATGATGAGAGCGTAGACTTCATTTTCCTCAGACATGCACTAGAACATAGCCCATATCCAATCTTCAGCCTCATGGAGTATAATCGCATACTCAAACAAGGAGCCAATATTTACATAGAAGTACCTGCTCCAGACTGTGATCGCAATCATGAATATAACTTGAATCACTATAGCATACTCACAGAAAAGATGCTTGCCGCGTTGTTATTACGCACAGGATTTGATATCGCTAGATTTGAAAGATTAGAGTTTACATTACAGATGCCAGGTGAGAATAACACGATCAAAGATGTCGAAGAACGATTTTTCTGTATATTAGCAACGAAGTTAAGACCACTAGATGTGAAATAAATAATATAAAGGAACACATCTATGCCAGTCAAAGAAGTCAGAAACAGTTCAGGTAAGATCATGGGATATCGTTGGGGTACTACAGGTAAAGTATATCGCAAGCGTGAAGATGCCGAGAAACAAGCAAGAGCCATTTATGCAAGTGGTTACAAAGATAAAAAGGTGAACAAATGAATTACAAGATGGTAAGAGCAGAAGATAATATCGTATGGGTGACTGTGCAACCACTCATGACTAATGTTAAACAAGCATTAGAGAATGCAAAAAAGATAAACACAAGTGAGATGAGTACTGACGACAAGCGTGGTGTAGACTTCACTATATTGAGCATGGAAGCAGTATATAACTTCTTGGGTAGTTTGATGACTGAGCAAAACATCAATGAGATGGTTGCTAATGCCAAACCTGATATCACACATACAGGGAGTTTGCACTAATGTTCATGACAGATATTTGGAATCGTAAGTTCGACAACAAAAAGGTAGACATCATGAACAAGATGGTCACCGAACTTAGTTTGTATATGACTGACATAGAAACAGATCAATGCTTAGACTTCATGTTTACAATCGAAGATAGCAAGTTCGATGTCAATCCAACTGTTACAGATTGCAAGACGCAATTGAAACTTATACTTGGTAGTGATCGTTACGATGAGATTGTAGAACAATGGAAACAAAACAATCAAAAGATATTGAGCGTGTTCGGTACATTGAAGTACAAGAACAAATTAGATACCACTGACAAGACATTGTATGATGGCCTTGATCCGTCAGATAATCCAGAAGATTGGGAGAAAATTTATGTATGATAAGAAACCTAAGCCTAGACCA